TCATATTTCTTTACTTCGCCGGAATCATCTGCGCCCTTTTTAGGACGACCGCGGCCCTTTTTAGGTGCTTCTTTTTTAGCTTCAGCATCTTTATTAATTTTACCGACTTTATGTCCGTATTGGTCACGTACATCTTCTTTACCATGACTTGAACCGTAATCACCTTTATGGACTCGTCCTTTTGGTGTTTCTTTTGTTTCACCTTCGGAAAGGGAACTCATTGCTTGTAATAGGTTTCTAAAATCCATTATCGTGATCCTCGTTTATCTAATTTATCTTCCATACGTGTAAGTTGTCTTTGCAACTCCACAATTCGGTCATTTGTATCTTCAACTTTTGCATGTGTTACAGCAACTTTTTTGTCAATGTTTTTTACATTGTCATTCATTGTAATATATCCTGTGCCACCTATTCCCAATGCGCCAACTAGTATCCATGTCAGTTGACTGGTGTTGAAATCGATCATTATTTTCTAGCTCCTGTACTAGGTAATTGTGGTCTTGTCATTTTAGTCATAGGACTAACTGTGTTTATTCCGTCTTTGCTCTTATTAGGACTTACTGGAGTAGTTTTGCCTGCATATGGAATATTAATACTTGGTTTCTTAGGCATTACACGATCTAGATATTGATTTGCATATTCTTTGCTAGCTTCTTTGCCATTATCTTCTAACTCTGTCTTTAGTAATAAAGGTTGATCTTTTTGTTCATTAGCATAACCTTCAGCTTCACTATTGATGCTATCATCATAATCAGTAGTAACTACTCTGACATTGTTTATGTTGCAACCACAATGTTGAGCGCATTGCTGAATCATTGGTTCAGTTGCAGGATATTTGAATTCAGCTTTGATAATGGTAATAGACTGATTTTGCAAACCAGGAAATCCATATGGATCTTTCTGAATTGGTGTAGTTTTTGGATCATCAATTTTGACTGGGTCAAATTTGGACAAATTATGTCTGAACAATTCCAAAAAGTTTTTTTCACAATCGCCGGCAATCTTAATTGTATAGCGATATGTTCTAACACTTTCGGTTAAATATTGACGTAGGCTCTTCATTGTTTTATTCCTGTTCTATTATTTATCAATTTACTGGTTTTTTGTTTGCCAGAATACTCTTGAGAAGTTCATTACGATCCACTAAGCTACCCTCACCTAGTGGAACATTTGCAATCTCTTTATCTTTCTCAACATTTTTTTGATCTAGACTTGCTTTTTTCAACTGCAAATCAATCATTTTTAATTTCTTGTTAATCTTAGCCGTCTTAGCAGTTATAGCATGTCCTAACATTGTACCAGCACTATTGAATATCTCACTAGCAAATCTGCTATCGACTTGCATCCCCAAATCCATTAAATCTTTATAACTGTCTTGAGCCAGTTTTGCCAACTCATCCATCTCAGTATCGCTTGCTTCTAATCCGCGAACTTGAGGTAATGCTTGTTCTATCTTATCTAAAGTAGAGTATGTTTCTTGCGTTACTAAATCCATATCTGTACTGAGTATGGGTTCAGTTAATGATGATTCCTCTGTAGGTAAATCAAACAATTCTGATAATTTTTTTGTCATGCTATTTGTCCATAATAGCAGTATTTATTACTTACGTCTACCGTTATAAAACAAGTCATCCTCTGTGATTACACGGAATGTAAATCCATATTGTTTACAGTATGCTTTAGCACTAGCCCACTTGGCGTGATTAATAGCAACAATTGCTATATCTCTTGCGCTAGCCTTTCTACTTTCAATCAGGCTTTGTTTTTTAGGTTTGATCTCTACAATTTCAGCAAACTGTTTTCCAAACTTGTTTTCATATAGTATAAAGAAGTCTGGAATATAATTAGTAACTTTACCTGTTAATGGGTGACGATAGGGAATACGTATTGATTCACTTGCCCATTTGATTACATTCTTGTTACCGTCACAGAATTGCATGAATGTGAATTCCCATCCACTGCGATATCTAGGTCTGTGGTTACCAATATATTTGTCAGGATTTCTAGGCACAAATATGCCCTGTGCAAAGTTTGCCATTATACTACCACGTTTCTAGCTACTACTTGATTAGGTTGAGGAATAGAACTCACACCATATAAAGTTGTTTTGCTTTTCAAACTGTTTAGATAGTATGCAACTAATGCGTTAGCAGTAGATAACCCATTAGAACCTTTAATTTCTTCTAACAATATCAATGGATTTTCGCCAGTGATATTAGAAATTCTAAAAATGATTGTTGTAAAATTTTTAGCTACGTTTTCGCTTTTAGATAGCGAATAAAAATAACTATATATAATTTCATATTGATTAGCCTCTACAACTAAATCAAAATTATAAAATTGATCAAATACACGTACTGTGTTATCTAACTGACTTCTTGGTGCATCTATTGTTTGTGCCATAATATACCTCGTAAAAGTATTTATGTAACTTGTTTAGGTGTTGATCTAATATCGCTGTATGCCCCATTAATAGAGTTAGGAGCATTCCTAATTGCGCTGGCTGCTTGAGTTGGGAAATTAAATGCAGTGTTCCGATTAGGTGTCCCCTGTAAAGCATTAGTAGCTATACCCATTGCGTCTGCCTTTGCAATTCTTAATATATTTTGAGGATTTTTAAAAGTATTAGCCGCGGTGCCAGCTTTCTGTACTGCTCCTACAATATTTCCGTTCTCTAAATCATCTAGTATCCCACCGGCGGCATCAACAAGACCACCTTGACCTAATATAGTTGCATTTGAACCGGGACGAGCGATAGGACTTAGTACAGTATCATAATGATCATTACTGCCAAAACCTTTAACAATATCATACGGCTTACGACCATCAACTGCACCTTCATAATATTTTACAGTTTCATAATTCAAAGTCATTTGATTTTCCATCACGCCACCACCTTCACTATAATTGTACGTGTCATGGCTAAAACTTTCAATGATAGGATTAATTAGTCTATACAAAGAAAAACTATGTTGGTTGAAACCGTATATATTAATACCCTTAAAGAACGGTGCTTTGCTTATGCCTAAACTTGCGGCTGAGTTAGTTGCTGGACTATTACCAGTCTCACCTATGTATCCCCAGTCATCATTGCCAGTGATAGTAGGATCGTAAATATTTCTACGATTTAAATTATATCTAACTGCATTGTCGCCACCAAACGTAGCTGCAACACCGCTAATAGTTGTATTGGTATTACTATCCAATTGTGTTGCATCTTTGTAGTAATATGTATAGTACGTATACCATAATTTTTTAATTAAATTTTGATTATCGTCATGGAATACAACGTTAATAGGATCGTATTTTATTTTAGTTTGCACTACTCGTTTACGATTGTATTGGTTTAGTGTAGCTAAATCAAATGTATACTTAGGTAGTTGTATATTTTTAACGGCTAATCCAAAATTTTGATCTTGAGGCCAACCTTGTGTAGCACCGATGTAGTCTTTGTTAATATCAAAGTAAACATGGAATAGAAACTTAAACTTGGGTGAATACCCATAAGCATTTGTTCTAAATGTTTTACTTGCGTGTTGGTAATCACGCAAGTATTCATTAGTAAAGAACGATGTTGCGGCGTCAGTTAATAGGTTTTGAACGAACCCAGCCATTAATTACTCTTATTAACCGATACCAGTAACTGCTGTACCACCAAATGCACGACCTACATTTGTACCGATACCAGAAGTCAATGGTGACTGAATTGCATTATCAAATCTCACGCTTAACTGAATTGTAGCTGGATCACTTGTTTTGTAATCCAAGTTATTATAGTTGGCTGTTTTAATAAAGCATCCATACAATTCCCAGGTTTCTAATACAGAAGGTGTAAGAACACCGTTACCACCGTCAAGAATTTCATAATTGATTTGAAACTTGTAATCTTGTGCAGTTGCGGCACTAGCTTGTTCAACAAAGTCCATTTGTTTCTGAATTTGTTGTCCAACCAATTTACTAACGTTGCCTTGAGCATCGTCACGTAGATTAACTGTAGTTTCTTGCCATGCATGTTTACCTGCAAGATAAATTCTTGAGTTATATACATCTAAGGTTACTTCATCAAATTGAACTTGGGGACGAGTAATATCCATTACTTGTTTCGTTAATTCTGTAGTGGAACCACCTACACCAAAGTTTAAGAACAATGCTCTAAAACGATATTGTAGTTTAGGCATCAATAGACCTTGTGCGTTGGTAGCATTATCCGCTGCAACGGTCATATTGAACAA